TTAGTAATTAAAATTTAGTTGTATTGTATCTTCAGAATTATCTAGCAAATATCTGTATGTTAAAGAAAGAAATATAGTGTGTTCATCTTCTGATGTCCCCGATCTTATACTATCAAGCAATACATTAGGAATAAATTTATTTATTTTATTTTGAATTTGACTTTTAACGCTATTTAAATCAATGTTTTGTTCAAATAAAAGAGTTTTTAATCCTACCCCAAAAGTAGGTAAATTAACTCTTTCTCCTGGATATGTTAATAAAAGATTTATTAAATTAGATTTTATTTGTTCTTTAATACTTTGAGTACCTTTAAACATATTAGTTTCATCTAAAGGAAAAGCAACTCCTATCGTAACATTTTTATTACGATCTAAAGGGTTAATTCTTTTAGATGGTTGTATTATAGGCATATATTATTTATTTCTTTTTTTATCAATTGCTTTCATTAAATCACTATAATCTCTTGTTACTGCATTAGCTATAGATTCGGGCATTCCTGTTGTGTCTACAGACATAGGAGCTCCAGAAGCAAAAGGTTCAGATAAACTTACAGGTGCGTTTCCTGATGATGTGTTTGTGTCTCCCATTGCTGTTTCATTTAATAGATCATTTAAGGTACTATTCCCCACAAAATTTTGTTTTTTTATTTTTTTAGTAGGGGGTGTAGAACCCATAATTGTTTCCTTTAAAGAAGGATTTATTGTTTCAGATGTAGTGGGTTGTTCTACTATTGTAGGTTTAACTTGGTCACGTAAATCTTCTTTAAGTGATTTAATTTCTCTACGTAATGAATAGTCTATTTCTTCTCTAACTATTTTTCTAATTAAATTTTCAAATGTTTTTGCTTTCATTATTATTTGTGTTTATTATAAATATAAATTAATTTTGTTTCTTATATTTTTACTGTGCGAATTCTTGTATTTTTGATTCTTTCAAATTTTTCATTAATTGTAAATGTTCTTTCTATTGCTTTTGTGTCTCCTTGAGCTACTAAACTATCTAATACATCTCCATAAAGAGATTCAATTTGTGCTATTAAGTCTTCCATAGTCATTTGTGGAGGGATTGTTTCTCCTGTAGTTAGGTCTATGGGAGGGCTTGGGTCTTCAAGATTACCACATTTGTTTAAAAAATCCATTTCTAAAAAAATTATAAAAGATTTTAACAATCCTATTTTATCTATTACTTTTTGTATTTGTTCTTGTAAATTATTAATCATTGCATATAATTTATTAGCCTTACGTTGATAATGTTTAATTTGTCTAGGTATGGTTTTAAATAAATTAATAAATTCTTTTATTAATGATTTTGCTTTATTTACATTATTATTGGTTCCTGCGATTACTTTTCCATTTGCTGCGGGGCCTGATGATGCTGCTAATATAGCTGGGGCTGCTTTTATTACAATATTTAATGAAGATGTTAAAGGTTCTAACAATTCTGAAATACCATTTATAGTTTTTGTAGGAGAAGGTACATTAGAAGGAAGTACAGCTGTAGTAGTTATAGGTCCTATTTTATTTGCTAATACTTCTAAACTACTTATTCCTTGGAGTAACTGTTCTTCTATAGAATTTATATCTTCTTCTAATTTATCTACTCTTTCTTGAAAGATTTTTTTACCTCTTTCACTACATGTGTCTTTATTTATTTCAGGTTGAAGATATAATACAATTGCTTCAGGGGAAAGAAGTTCTTGTTGAAGTTCTTCTAATTTTTTTTGTCCTTCTTCTCTTACTCTTTTTTTTATTTCAGGAATAATTCTAGCTATACTATTATTCATTATATTTCTTATTGATTGTGTAGCCATATTATACTAATTTTGTATTTTTACTCATTATGCTTTGTATACTATCTTTTATATCCTGAATTTGTCTTATTCTATTATCTACAATAGTACCATTTGCAGGATTCATTGCTGTAGGGGTTCCAGGTGTTGTAGATATTCCTGCAAAATTAAAACCCATATCTAATATAAGTATTTCTAAAAGATCTAATATATCAGTTAGTAGTATTTCTAATTCATTTCCTAATACTGCGGGTTCTGTAGGGAGTTCTCCTGTGTTTAAATTTCCTATTCCTAAATATATATTAGGAGCATTTACTATAAATTTGGTATCTTCATTATTATCAGTATCAAAATGGAAATTTCCTTTTGTAGAAAAACCTATAGCTTTATCTGAATATAATAATATAGCATCATTTTTAGCATTAAATACTAATCTATCAGAGTTTATTAATACTTGATTTCCTTGATATGTTTTTGGATTTTCGGGTATAAAAGTCATATTATTATATTTCTACTAATTCTTGATTTGCTTCTGTAATTCCGTGGGTAAAATCACCTATTGTGTAAATGTTTTCACCTTTATAAAAATTATGAATTTTAGGGTCTAAAGAAGAAACTGAATTTTCTTTAAAATTATTTCCTTCTATAAATGAAATATGAATCCAAGAAAATCTATTATTAATATTTTGTGGTTCATTTGTAAATGTACCTCTTTCTGGATATTCCCATATTAGTTGGTGGTATAAAGGTAAATTTAATTTACACCAATTCCATATTTCTGAAGTATGTATATTTGGATCTGTAGAAACTATGTCAGCCGCATATCCATAAATATGTTGACTATATTTTACCCCTTTTAATAATTGGTTTAATTCTTTATTTCTATAAACAGAAGATAACCCTATTTTTTTAAATTCGGTATATATAGGATTAACACAGTATTTAAATAATTTATGTAAATTACTTATTATTTTATTTTTACTTAAATCTCTATCGTAATCAGAAGAATCTGATCCAGGGAAATTATTTATTTCATTTGAAATAGCTATAGGAGAATATATACATTGTTTTAATGTAAAAATTCCTTTATTAGATGTATTTCTTAATGGTTTCATTTTTATTCGTTAATTTCTCCTAGTTTTAAATTAAATAATGATTCAATATTTTCTGCGTCATGACCTGGTCTAGTTACAATTTCTGATGCTTGTGTTTCATTACCGTAACTTATTGTTACAGGTGTTGTTACAGGAAATATTGTTATTTGAACATTTGTTGATTTTTTTATAGATTGATTTTCTGTTGGGGCTATATCGTAATAAGAACAATTAGATCCTAATATTTTTTTTGTGGCTATAAGGTCTCTAATTCCTTTATCAGGGATTGTAGCAGGAGATCTAAATACTAGTTCTTCTTTAATTTCATAGTTTAATGTCTTATCAACTGGTATTTGTAGTTCTCTTTTAGGCATTATAACATGTGTTTATAAGATAATTCATAGTCTTTTACTTCTATACCTGCTTTTTGAAAATTTGTTATTTGTTGGTTAGAACATAAATATATACTTGAATCATCTTGGTTTATATCTTCTAGAGCATGGTCTGTTTTTAAAGAGTATTCTTGTTTTCTTTGTCCATTTCTTATAATAGTAATAGGATTTCCTATACTTTGGCTTGTTTCTACACTCCATTCATTTATTTGATGAGAACCACTTACAGTAGATCCAAATCTTATAGAATTACCAAACCTTCCTTCTACCATTACATCTCCTTCATAAGGTAATAAAGGTTTTACATTAGGTTTTTCTACAAAAGTTTTACCTTCATATTTTCCTGTTTCTATTTTTTCATAATATTCTTCAGGAGTTAAATGGCCCGGGAGAGCATTGTGGTTAGGAGTTCCATGAATGTTAATAGGAGGTAAATAATATTGTTTAACTGATCCTAGGGCATTAAATGAATTTTTAGGAGCTATTAATATATATACTATTTCATTAACTAAGGGATATTGAGAAAAATGATAAAATAAGGGTCTAGCTGAAGGGAGTCCTTTTGTAGACTCAGGTTTTGAAGCTAATAAATCATTGTATTTAATAGTCCCTATAGTATCATGTGAACCACTTGTTATTATTTCTTGTACTCTTACTGCTTTTATATTACTAAACATCCTTGGGTGGTTTTATTTGTTTTGGTTTTTCTACTGTTTTAGATATTTCTTCAGCTACTTGTTGTAATTGTTCCATTTCTTCTTCAGTTAACATTCCTCCATCCCCTGTACTAGTAGTTCCCGTAGATAAACGTTGAACTATTGCTGCCATTTTTATTAATTGGTCATCGTTTTTAACACTAATTTCCATATATTCTTTAATTAAAGGTACTACTACTGTAGCATCTCCCAAACTAGTAATAAGAGGACGTAATTCAGCTATTAAAGAAGCTAATTGTTTAGATTTTTTGCTTTGATTTTTATGTATTTCTTTTAATAAATCAGAAAACGATTTATCATCGAATATTATTTGATTTAATGGGTCCATAATTATGTTTTATTATAAATATGGAAAATTTTAAATTTTTACATATCCTGTATCAATGTATTCAAAGTGGAGTTTTTTATATAATTTTTTTAATATTTTTGTTACTTTAGTAATAACAGGAGTATCTACTTCAGTCATTTCACGAATATAAATATATAAAGCT